TATCTTTTGCCATCTGGTGTAAACCCAGCCTTATTAAATGTACCACTACCTTTTGTATTAGTTTTTGCATCAACATTAGCTACTTGTTCAGCTGGCATTTTAGCAGCAGAAACAGCAGCTGCTGGTGCAACTGCTGGTGCACGATTTTGGGGTGCAAGTTTTGTGTCTGCAGCTTCTGGTGCAGTTTTTGCTGGTGGTGTTTCTGCTGGGGCAACTGGTTTCTTAGCATCAGATTTGAATGGATAGAATGGACCAATAGAAACCTTCTTACCGATAATTGGTATAGTGAAACCAATTTCTGGAATACCAATTCCTTCAAGCATACCAATTACACTCTTACCAATACCTGAGAAGAACTCAATAACTGGGTCAAACACTTTAGTAATTTTGGTAAACACATCTGATATAATCCCACCTAATTTCTTGAGTGACTCAATAGGATGCATTATCACATCTTGCAGAAGCTGCAATGGTGACATAACTGCTTCAATAAAATCGTTAATTATTTTCGTAAACGAGAAAGAATCTAAGAATTTTTCAATACCCGTAAATCCAAGTGCACCTAATGTCCAAGAAACAATACTTTTAATAAAGTCAGCAAATCCACCAATGAACCCACCAATCAATCCTTGCATAGCACCAGTAATTGCCCCAATGAAACCACCTTTTTCCCAACCCTTTAGTGCACCACTAATAGTGTCATAAACTGCAATCAGTATTCCAAGTACTCTTCCAATTGGAGTTGCAATCATGAATACTTTAGCAGCACCCTTTAAGAAAGCACTGATACCAGGTATTTTAGTAACTGCTTTAACTGCACCACTAATACCTTCTGATATTTTACTCCACATCCCAGCTACTGACTTAAATGCATCTTTAATTGCAGTTATTGCCTTTCCAATTTTTGATGATTCATCAAAAACAAATAATGATTTAACTTTAGTGCCAAGATCAGAGAAGAATGTTGCAATTCCAGAGAACGAATTACCAATACTCTTTCTTAATGTTTCTGGAATTAGCAATTCATATGCACCCTTTAATGCTTTTGTTATTCCATTAAATAAAAATTTTACAGCTTTAAACCATGTTTGGAAATAACCATAAAGTAATCCTGCAATAGCAACACCAGCTAATGCTATTTTAGATATTAAACCACCACTAAATTCCTCAGTTTTCTCTGGTGTGGCTTTCTCTCTGTAGCCAGTATTCTTGGCAATGATTCTTAATAATTCAGTTTGTTCGTCTTCTCTCTTAATTGCTTCTAGCTGATCTTCATCGCTTTGTATTTTTGGATTATTGCTATTTTGTAGGGCTGCAGTAAATGGAGTTGTGCCCATGGGTGCTGTACGCTGACCACCAATTATCATTGTAATATTTTTTGTTAATTCTTTGATTACTACAACTAAATCTTTGATATTGTTAGTTAGTTCATTGTCACTATCCTGCGCAGAATTTTGTTTATTCCCACGCATTTCCTCTAGCATTCTTCTAAATTCAGAATACTCTACTCTTGGTTTTGAGTTATTTTCATCCATATTTCTTGCTTTCTAACCTTTGTTTTTCTTCTTCTAAGTGTTGAATCAGCATAGTAATGTAAATTTCTCTCTCAAAAGGAATCATAGATTCCAATTCTTCCAATGAATACTTATGGTACTGCATCAATGAAAAATTTGTTTTATAATGATTGAATAAAGAATCATGAGAGAGATTTATTAAAAAAAACTGTCAAGTCCCTCCAAGACTTTATCATGTTCACGTGAACATACGGGACAAGTATATTTAACACCTTGTCTTAATCTTGGCATGGTCTCAAAGAATTTTTGAATTTTATTAAACTGATTAGATGTAAGATTCTCAAGGAATTCTACAACATCTTTTTTACTTTGTTCTTTGGTATGGAATACTTCGCTTCCATTGTAGATAATATCAACTGAAGACGATATGATGTTAAACACAGAATCAACATTATCCATGTTGATATTCTCTAGTTGTTTGATAACATTGATTGAAGGATACTTCATGATAACACCAACATCATCAAACAGTTCAATCTTCTTAGTGTGACCTTCTGGGATCTCTACATTAATCTTTGTTAGGTCAAAGCTAATCTTTACTCTAGCCTTTTCATCATCGCAAACATCGCATGGAAATAGTAAGTCAACATTCTCGCCAACAGACTTTGCTCGAATTTGAGTAAACAAATACTCAATATCAAATGTAGCAAGTGTGTCTGGATTTAACTTATCCATTGTGCAGGATTTGATAATGTTCTTTAACGTATCAATCATTACAGTTTGATCTTCACTATGTTGTGCGATCAACAATGCTTTTTCTTCCTTTACCAAGAATGGTCTGAATTTAACATTCTCTTGAGTTGAAGGGATTGTTACGTTATACGTAGGGGTTGTGTTAAATGGTAAAGCCATGTTATGATTCTCCTTTGTTCATATTTTGTATCATTTTCGCTAACTCACTGGTGCTACCTACAAAGATAGCGTTGTTGGTAACCTTAGATCCCTCTTTATTTTTAGGTGCATCTAATTTGGCTTTCTGTTGATGTAAGTCCATGAGTTGTTGGTTTACATCAGCCATTTGCTTCATCAAATTACCCACAACTTCAAAAGCACGTGGGTGTTCAGATTGTTTGGCAACTTCCAGCGCATGCATCAAAGCATTCTGACCAGTTGTTAATAATTCACGAAGGTTGTTACGAGTATCCTCGTAATCATTTTCAATTTTTGTTTCTGCAGAAAGGATTATTTCACCAGTAACTGAATCAATAACTTCACCTTCACTGGAAGTCTTTGTTATGACTGGTGTGTCAAAGACTTCGGATAATCTATCATCAATTTTCATTATAGTTCACCACGCTCCATTAAAACCTTTTTGTTAGCCTGATGTTCTGCTTGTGTTAACTCTTTGTTCTCACCTTTATACGCAACTGCGTAATTATTTTTTATTAACCAATCATTTACTTTTGTTCCATCTTCCAAAAGAAACACACCAAGAATTCTACCAAACTTGTCATCATTATTATCAGATTTTTGAGTTTCAATAATCTGCCATGAACCAACAGGAAGTTTTTCTCCCAATTTCTTTTTAGATAAAAGACCTCTTGGTTTTTCTTCTTTATTTGTAGTTCTAGATTCAGGTGTATCAATTCCAGCCATGCGCACACGTTGGTTTGCTAATACAATATTAAAACCTAAGTCTAAATCAATATCAACAGTATCACCGTCAAGAACTTTATTAATTTTACATTTATATTGATACATTAATCGTTCCTTGTATTTCTTACTGGAGGATCAGCAGGATCTAGCGTAAAACTTACTGGTGTAGGTGCAACCATCATTGGCTTTGGAGCACTAAACACAGCAGGTGTTGGTGTAGGGTTAGGTGCTGGTGTAATTAGACCACCATTATTTGCGCCATTTAATTTTTCTTGTGTGCGTCCGAATGCTGCGATACCTAGAACTGCACCCATGGCAATATGAAATAAACCAGCACCTTGAAGTGTTAGAGGATTCCATTGAGTGATAGGTGTATGTGTTGCTGTTTGTAGTAAACTCCAAAGAATTGGAAATAATATCATGTCAAACATACATACTAGCATGTACATCCAACCCATCATTGGACGCCATTTACTGTTCATCCAATCTTCCTTTTTATTTTCGCTTTCGCTTTTAACTTCTTCTGTCATTTTGTTTCCTTAGTAATTAAACGCTATATTACCATTTGCATCTACGTAGCTATTAACATCAGAAGTTGGTTCTGGTGTCTGAGCACTTCTTGTAATTTCCAATTTCTTAGAAGCTAAAGTTGGTTTAGGTTCTGACTTATTTAATACTTCTGATCGCCAGTATTTATATGCGAAACTAACACTTAACTTCATTACATCTTTCTGATCATATCCCATTTGAACTTGACTAACCGTTTTTGGGTATACTTCATATAAACCAACTATGTATTTTGGTTTATTATTTAAATCTTCAACAAAAATCTTAACTAAATCAGAAGTATAATTACTATAATAATTAAAATTTCTTGTATTAATATTGTGGACACTTAAAATCCATTCATCGAAAATACCTTTAATTACCATGTTCCCATCAACATAAAAACTCAACGTGATTGGATCGTAATTCATCTCATACGGCATCTCACGAACT